AATGCTATATCTTTATCTTCAGCACTCATGTCGGATCCACCTATAATAGCCTGTATAACACTTCCAACAGGAGTATCCTCTGCTATTGCGCCAACTACTGAAGGTATTTTTTGCAATAAAAATTTACCAACCGCAGTTTCTTTAAAACGTTTTTTAGCCATTTTATTTAATTTTATGTGGCTTCTTGAGATATTGTATAGAAAAATTCGGGAGTACCGTCGTCATCTGTACACACTATTTGTATAAAATTTTTAGTACCACTTGTGTCGTCGTAATCTCCACTTAATTTAATTGCCTCTGATGGAAAGGTAAGCGTGTTGCTTCCACCAGCTCCTGTAGCAATAATTATTTTTACCATACCTATTTTATAATCTGTAAAAGAAAATGTTATAGCATGATTAGGAGTTATTCTAAATATTTGCGCACTATTCCAATCAACAGATACGGATGCGCCTGACACTAAATTTGCTGAAGTAGTAAATTCTGTAGCTATTATGCCAGAAGTTATTTTTGTTAAAGCCATTGTTTGTTATTCTATTAAATTCCAAGTTTGATCTTCTTCATCCCACTCATATAGATTGTCATCATTAGGATATGCTACTGGAGCTTCCCAATCCCAACTTGTTGTGTTTAATGTCCAAGAGTCAAAAGGTTGTTGGGGATAAAATACGTCATTTTGTTCATCATAAAATTCATCTAACCCAGCAAATTTGTTTCTTATATTGTTATTATATGAAGTTTGAACCCATTTGGTATCTTGTCCAAATATTGATTTTAAAAATTCAATTCCCAAAGATTCTTGTTCTTCGTTTAAATCATTTAGTAAAACTTCATTTTTCACAACCAATACTTCAATTACAATATTGTCTGAATTTAATCTTGCAAAGTGTGCCATAATCAATGTGTATAAGTTCCTGTTCCTTTGAAAACAATAACAGTATCAGTTCCTTCTGTATAAACATCAGGAGAACCTGTTGTTACGCCTGAGTAATTTGCAGTTGGCATTCTTAAAATTACAATTCCTGACCCTCCAGGCCTCGCGGCTGAATTGTATGGTGCCGATCCTCCTCCGCCTGAATTTACACTTCCGCTTGCGGAGGGTTCTCCTCCACCACCATTACCACCACAACCTGATGCGTTACCCCCAGAATATCCATTGCCCGAACCGCCACCTGCAAAAAAAACATCTGTACCTATTACTTCTCCTATTGACGAAGTTGTTGCATTTGAGGTGCTTATAATGTTAACAGCATTTCCATCTCCGCCTCTTTGAGTATCTGTATATATTGAACAACTACCCCCACCAGCTTCGGCAGAACCTCCTCCACCTCCGCCTGTATTAGACCCTGAACCACCAGCAAAACCTTGGTTAGCAGCACCACCACCACCACTGTATGTACCGCCAATAGTGCACCCCCCACCTCCAGAACCTCCGCTTTGCCCTGAATATGGATATTGGCCTTGAATACTTCTGTGAGGACCGCCCCCGCCGCCGCCCGTACAACCTATTGTTGTTATATCTGAGCCTGATAAAGAAGAACCGCCTCCGCGCTGCGCATACTTGTTTCCACTACTTGTACCCGTTCCGCCACTTCCAACTGATGCGGTATATGTAATATCCGGGTTTAACGTTACTTGCGATTCAGCTGATGCACCACCGCCTGAAGCCGCGAAAGAAGTCCTAAGCCCCCCTGCTCCTCCACCTCCACTTCCTGAACTTAATCCTGCACCTGCGCCTCCCCCGGCAACTACTAAAAAGTGCACCGCTACAGGCACAGATCCGCCGCTAAATACATTAATTAATTGCGATGCTCCTATCATAACCAAGGAAAATTATTTGTTTCAGCACCTACGTTTAAATTAAATTTTTGTTGTATATCGTATTTAACCATTTCTTCTCTTATACCATCTTGATACCAATCAATTAAATTTTGTTCAGTTAAATTTTGGTATTCAATAAATGATTCTTCAGAAGGCATATCTAATAATATTTCATCATCCGCATAATATGATTCGCCACCCTCTGTACCGGTAATACGTATTTTAAAGCTTTTTATATTATTTAAAAAAGTATCGTTATGCTTTCTTAATGATAATATTTGATATGTATATGAAATCATAATTTAAGTTGTTGCTATTAATTGATACGTTGGTCTTTGAAAAGTATTTTCGCTACCCCCAAAATTATAAACGTTTTTGCCTATCCCTACTCTATAACTACTAGTATTATACGAACCAATTCTATATTCTAAAACTTTATCACTAGTCCAAGTCCCTATTATTCCATTAGCAATATTTTCTGAAGATGCACCTACCTGGAGGCATCTTTGTACGTTTACTGTATTATAGTAATCAGTAGTGCCGCCATACATAGAATCATGGGATGTAGTTACATTTGTACTATCTACATATATAGAGGTAAGCCATATGGTACTAGTTGAGCCTTCCCTTACATAATTAAAATTCATAGCAAATAATAAATTTTTAGTTCCTTCAGGAGGTGTATAAGAAATAGTGCTACCAAAATCTGTAAAACTAGCTGGAGCGATTGCATACGCAGTTACATTATCTGCTGTTTTATCTCCATTAACAGTTTTTATAGTTCTGCCGTCTGGCTGCCAAATTAAATGTTCTAATACATTTGTGCTAGAAGCTGCCGGAAAAAATGTTGATAGATTACTCATATTATTGCCCTATTATTACCCAACCGTTTGTTGCGTCAGAGTATATTAATTCAAAACTTGCAGATGCCGTATCTAACGTAAGATCAGACCCGCTGCCCATTATATTACTACCGTTTCTAGCGAGCACGCAAGTTGTGACTCCAGATCTATTTGAAATTTTTATAGAGTCGCCCGCACTTGGACTAGTCGGAAGTGTTAACGTAAGATTTGCCGTAAACACATAAAGATTATTTGCTGTAGCAGTTGTATCTGAGCTTATTACATTAACTCCCATTGTAGAAGCAACTGTAACTGCACCTGTTTGGCCGTTTACGCTTGTTACAGCAGAGGTTACAGCTCCTGTGTTTCCATCAACACTTGTTACAGGACTTGTTGTTATATTAGCCCCGCTTATTGAAATTACTTCAACGACATCCCCTGCTTCCACTCCAGTGGAAAACACTATGTTTCCAGACGTTAAGCTATAATTTGCTTTAGACTGATATACACCTTGAACAAAAACCATTGTAAGTTCTTTTGTGCTTGGTGTTCCGTTAACTAAAGTGAATGTTGTTTGGTCAGCTGTTGCGGTAAACGAATCAGAAACTAGATTTGTTTTAGCGGCATCAGCAGCTGATAAGTTTGCCAAGGACCTTACCTCTATACTCACACCATTAGCCACGTTTGCATCAAAAGTTATTTGATCAGTAGAAGCATTTAAAGTATATGTATCTTTTTGTTGATACACACCATCAAAATAAATATCCGTAAAATTCTCAGAAGTTGGAGAGGCAGTCAACTGGTAAGTGGCTGTGCTTCCATTTCCTGTAAAATTGTCCACTGTAAAAGTTGCAGACCCGGATCCACCGTCAGCTTCAAAAGTTATTGAATCTGTTGCAGAATCAGTGGTTATTGTTATTCCGTCTCCAGCAACAAAAGTAAGCGTATCTGAACTTGAATCAGCCACGACGTTTGTTTCTCCTGAAACAGAAATAGTGGCAAAAGAATCGGATGCAGCAGATCCGGAATTATCGGTACCTGGAACGAAATTAGTTCCATTCCATTTTAATATTTGTCCTGTAGAAGGAGCGTTACTTGTGATGTCTACATCAGATAAATCGCCAATGCTACCCCCTATAGTTATCGTTTTTGTGCCGCCTGAGCCTGAGGCCGTAACACTTGGGCCTACAAAATTTAATGTAGTTGCTGCACCGGTTAACGAACTGCCTTCTTCTTGTACTGTTAAAGTGCTGCCTACAGTGTCTGGTACAAAATTACTTCCATCCCAAACAAGAGCCTGTCCGGAAGACGGCGCGCTTGTTGTGGTGTCTACATCGCTGAGAGCATCAACGCTCGTTAAGTTAATTTTGCTCAGTACTCTTGCTTCCGTGTAATAAAGATTAGAGCCTTCTGATAAATCACCAGTGTCTTTTAAGCTAAGCCTTGTATCAAACCTTGCATCTGTATAATATAAATTAGTATCTTCAGTTAAATCATTTGTTGAAAAACCTGTTAAATTTCTTGTATTAAATACAGTTTTCCAGCCCATGTTTAAATGAGAAGAACATTGATAGTATAAAACATTAGGTGTTGATTGGCTCGGCACTATTTGCGTATATGCACCGGCTTGGCCAGGAATGCCAGCTGTAGTTACACCGGCTGTATATTGAGTTGTTTTATTTTCGTCGTAATAAAATCTTAACGGATGATTTGAATTACTTGAGTCAGATTGATCAAAATAGTAAGTGTTCCCAACAGCAAATGTTAATTCAGGAGACTCTACGCCATCTATAACAAAACCAGATGAACTTCCAACATTATGTGCTGGATGAGCAGCAGTTTTAGTAGCTACAGTAGTAACCATAACTTTTGCGTTATTGTTATGCTTTGTAACTATTTTAGAATCTACTACTAAATCATAATCAAACTCAAGGTTTTTATTTTCAAAAAGCCCTGTAGAAGAATTATAAATAATAGATTCATTATTAGAAGGACTAACTATTTCTACGTCAGCTAAATCATTCAATATAGCGCCCGCAGCGACTCCACCTAAATTAGTAGCCGATAAACTTCTAAATATGCCACCTGTTAATATTTTAGCATCTGCAGCTGTATTTAAATTAGTAACATTACCTTTTAATATGATAGCGCCTAAGTATATAGCTTGGCTATTTGTGTTTTCCGCTTCTTGAAAGTTTTCTAAAAGATAATTTTGTTCAGCGGCATCCATTGAGGCATACTCATTTTTTCCGTAATAAGCAACAATTACGCTTGTGTTATTTGGAAAATAGTATAATCTTTGTACTGAATAGTTACCTCCAGATACGCTTGTTAAAGTACCGTTATTATCATATTTAGTAGGATCAATACTTGTATATCCAGCCCCAGCTACTCCGTCATCTTTTGTAAAACCTCCAGAGGTGCTTGAGTACCTATGAAATACAGGGGTGCTAGCTCCGTCGCTAACAAGATTTGGCTCTTCTGCATCTGTTGCATAATTTCTACCCAATGCAAAAGCAACCCCTGTGGATCTATCAAGAGCCATATTATTGCTAGAATTTACAGTAAGCAAATGGCCTGATTTTTTAAGAGGACCAAATATTTCTATAAATTCTGATACAGTATTGCCATTAGAATAAGCAGTTCTAGGAAATGTTTTTACAAATCTAATTACATTTTCAGAGTGTATAACAGATCCTAATACTATATTATTTCTCCAAAGAGATGGTGTTGGTATTGTAAGTGTTTGCTGTATTGCGCCTGTACTATCTACATAAATCCATGTATTTAATTGATCTGTTTCACCCGCATCGCCTAAGGTATGAGTTATAGTTGTAGCGGTCCATTGAACTTTTTTAATTTCGGGGTGAGGATCGCTATTATCTTTATTAAGAATATTAATAACGCCGTCACCCGCAGCTACATCAAAAGTTGTAGATGTATTTGTAGAAAGTTCACCACCGTTTAATATACCTGTTGGTATATTTTCAGTTAAATGATCAATACTAATGTCGTGCCCATGATACCTAAAATGTAAGGTGTCATGGGAATCTTCTGTACTATAATATAAGCCATTATCAAACGTAGGTGTTGAAGCCTGCGCGTTGACTAATTCTATTGTTTCGTTTACTGTTAAATCACCGCTTATGGTAACATCATCAGGAAGACCAACTGTAAAGGTTCTATTGGTTGATAAATTTTGCGGGCCTGTTGGACTAACTTCTATTTCATTAGTTGTCCCAGCAACTTCTATAGTAGTAGTGGTGCTTGTTGTATTGTCTAATTTAGTTTTATCACCATCTACAAAAGGACCTTCCGCGGGCGGCTGCTGAGCACTATCAGCTTTTACTCCTTGCGCAGCTGTAGCGTAATCAGCAGTATCAAAAGCTTTTACCTGAGCTAAATTGGCAACTTCTGAATCCATTAATGCGCCAGAAGCTCTAACATTATCAAAATCTGTTATATCTGCATTATTTTCAATTGTATCCAGCTTAGAGCCATCTATCGCTACATCCCTACCGTCGAATGTGCTATTAGTTGTTATAGCTCCCGTCATAGCTCCCCCCGTCGTCGGCAAAGCACCATCTGCTGCCGCTCCTTGCGCTGCCGTAGCATAATCCGTGGGGTCGAAAGACTTAACATCGTCCAGATTAGTAACTTCTGAATCCATCAATGCTCCAGCTGCCGTTACATTTGCGGTGTCTGTTACATCCGCATTAGTTTCAATTCCGGTTAGCTTTGTTCTTTCAGATGAAGTTATAATATCACCCGAGCCCGCTGAAGTTACGTCACTAAGCTCAGTTACATTATGTATACTTAAATTTGTTAGATCGGTAGGCTTATTTTGTATAAACGCATCGCTTCCTGTATTAGCTTCATTCCAATTAGACTGTACATTTACCTCAGCAGATGCAGCTATACCATTTAATTTAGCCAGTAAAGCTGTAGTAAAATCCTCAGTCGATAAACCTTTACCAACTTCTGTATTTTGTTTATCGTTTAAAGCCGATTGTAGCCCTGCTATATTGCCAATACCTAAATTATCTAAGGTATCTTTATTAGCTTCTATAAAATCTACAACTTCTTGAAGGCTATCTAAGTCAACATTGTCACTAGTTAGTAAAGTATTTATAGCGTCAATAAGTTCTTTTAATACTTTGCCTTGATTAGCCGATAAAGGTACGTCTGTAGTCGTTGAGGTTACGTTATCTACAACGTCAGCGTGCACAAGCCCATTAGCTGTAAAGTTATTTAGGCTTGTTCTTTCTACATCTGTTATAATTTCACCTGAGCCTGCATCTGTTACATCTCCAAACTCTGTTACGGAGTCATCGGAGAAATCCATATCATACAGAGCAGAATAATTAGATACAAAATAGTCATCATTTACAACTAAATTGCCATTTGTACCTCTAGGTGTTAATGTTAATAGCTTATAAGCACCTCCGTCATGGTCAGCAATATCGGTGACTTCAAAAATACCAAATTGATTAAGATTACCCTTTTTTGATATTTTTATAAAATCGTTATCTGCATTTTCTAAATATTCGTTTAAGGAAAGACCGGTCGAATCTTTTGTAGATATATATATTTGATTAATAGCAGAAAAAGCTGCGGTAGTAGCTGCTCCCGCGTTTAAATTTATCACACCCTGAGGGTCGGAGGCACCAGCTACATAACTTTGAAATTTAAAAGTAGAACCATCAAAAGCTTGTACCAAGCCCTGATCATTAATTAACCCCATTATAGAATCAATGGTATAATTTTTTGTTCCACCAGTAGCACTGTCAGTACCTAATACCTTATCTAGCTTGTTTAAAGTGCTGTCCTGACCGTACGTTGATATTCTAGCCATTTATAGTTTATCTTTGTTAAATTTATCTATTGCGTTAGCATATACCTTATCTACATAAGTTTTACGTTTACCAAAACCCCGCTTAGCAGAAATAGGCATATCCTCTTCTCCTATTAATATTTTATATATTCTATTAATAAGACGCTTGCCTTTAAAAGATACTTTGTATTTATTATGATCGCCTAAACGGCCATTACCTTTATGTATCTTTTCAACCCACTCTTCTCTTTGCAGGCGATAGAACCTTTGCCTATCCCAATGATAATACATAGTTCCGTTTTGAAAATCTTTTATAGTAAAGTATTTAATTGGATCTAAATAAAATAACAATTCTAAATCTGATATTGATATATTGTTTTCTTTACAAGCCCAGCGAGACACAAGTCTATAATATTTAAGAAAGTCAACTTTTAGTTCGCCTCGCTCTAAAAAATCGCTTCTATCCATTACAACACTATTATAACATCTTGCTCTTGTATAACTTTATAAATATCTTTACCAATCTCTATATTATGTCCAGCATGCCTGTCATAATATATTTTGTCATTTATATTTACTCCCTCTACCGCTGTACCCACAGAAATAACATCTGCAGTGCGGTATCTTATATCTTCGCGATGACTTTCCGCAAGTAGCAGTCCACCATCTGTTTTCTTTATATCTTCTTTTATTTCAGAAATAATAATGTATCTACCTATTGCTTTCACCTTCTCGTACATTTGAAATTACACAATCAGTTGAAAGAATCGTAGTAGCTACAGATATAGCGTTTTGAAGAGCAGACTTAGTTACTAATAATGGATCTATAATTCCAGCTTTACGCATGTCTTTAATTTTACCATCTGTAACATCAATACCTTTACCCCATCCATCTAGTTTAGGATAGTTTGATATATCTAATCCCGCGTTACTTAATATAAGTAAAAAAGGTGCATATAAAGAACTTTTCAATATATTAACACCTACAAGCTCACCCGGCTTTAGTTTCATTTCCCAATCCGCACCAGCAACAAAAGCCAAAGCTGAACCACCTCCTGGTAGTATACCTTCTTTTTTTGCAGCACGCACAGCGTGTATAGCATCGTCGACGCGATCTTTTTTCTCTGAAACCTCAACATCTGTATCGCCACCAACATATACTATAGAAACACCTCCGGATAATATAGCCAAGCGGTTTTCAATATGTGGTCGCATCACATGGTGATCTTCTTCATCTAGCTGCGCTTTTAAATAATCAACGCGTTCTGTAACTTCTTTTGATACCTCTTTAATAGCAAGAGTAGTACCATCATTATCTATGATAGCCTTATCGGCCTGTCCTAACACTTCTGGGGTGATATTATCTAGAGAGTCGCCTAGACTTTCATCAATAACAGTAGCACCCGTTAGAAGGGCAATATCATCTAATATATCCTTACGTTTCAGCCCAAACGACGGAGGATCTATGATATTACACTTAATATTGCCCTTTACGTGATTCATTGCTAAAGCTGACACTACCTGCTGTTCGCAAGGGGCAATGAGCAGTAACGATCTATTGGACTTAATCGCGTGCTCTAATATTGTTTGTATTCTTCTAATATTTGTAACTTCAGAAGCACATAGAAATATAAGCGGCTTCTCTAGCTCGCCTATTTCTTTTTCTCTATTAGTATAGAAGTGTATACTTTTTGATGTAGCATTAATATGTGTTCCATCTACTACATCTATATACGTTTCGTTTGTTGGAGATGTCTCCATGGTAACTACTCCGTTATCTCCCGCTGATTTAAATGCTTCTGCTATAAAGTCACCAAGCTCAGTGTCATTATTGGCTGATATTCTTGAGACTTGGTTTAATCTTTTATCATCAACGGAAACACTTCTTTTTTCCAATTGTTTTAACGTATGTTTCGCAAAAGCCATAATACCGCTTTTAACATCACGAAATGAATATTCTTCACCGTTTTGTTTAAAGTAATTATGAATAATAGCTTGCGCAAGCACTGTTGAGGTTGTAGTACCATCTCCTGCTTTAGATGCTGTTTGGCGAGACGCTTGCTTTAACATAGTAACGCCTAAGTTTTCAACAGGATCTTCTAAATTAACATAATTTGCAACAGTAACCCCATCTTTTGTAACATGCGGGTTACCAAAATCATCTTCAAGTACTACTGTCCTCCCGGAAGCTCCTAGTGTGCTGCCTACAGCTTCCGCTAATTTATCAATGCCTTTAATAAGTTTTTTCTTAGCTTCATCTTTAAAGCTTAGTTCTTTAACTATTTTAGGCGAACCGAATTGTATTGCCATTTAATTTAATTTGATTTAATTTATATAATTTATATTAGCAGTTCCATTTACGGCGTGCTGCTTTACCGCGCTCTGACTTCCAGCTTCTAGATCTAGCACAAAATGATTTCCTTCGCTTCCAAGCTTTACTGCCTCTTTTAAGTTTTGAAGGAGGAGTTGTTACAGCAGTTTTAAGCTTTGACCCCGGATTGTCTTTGCGGTATTTAGCAACCCCTCTTGCAGTCATACCACCACCAGCTTTTGAGCCAGTGCCACTTCCGGACTTTACTTTCGCATAATAGCCTTTAGACTTTTTGCGCGAAGGTGCATTTGATTTCCTGCGTTCCAACGGCGTTGCACTACAACTGCAGCTAGCAAATTTATTAGTGAATGGTTTCATTTTGTGTTGTATTTTTTAGTACCTTTGCCATAACCACCTCTGTTTGTTTTAATTGGCACAAACTTCTTTTTATTGTGGTCATAGTCTTTGCCCTGTATATTTAATCCCCTTTTAAGTGCACTGCGTCTTTTTCTTTGATTCTCCGCCTTCATAGCTCGACGCCGGGGAGTTTTAGCATATGCAAGGTCACGGGCCGCTTTTCGTTTACGGGCCTCAGGAGATAATTTTTGTGGCATTATCTTACGTCTACGTAAGGTTTTGGTGCCGGCTTAGGCTTTTGTACTTTTTCTTTTTTTACTACTTCTTTTTTTTCTTCTGACATTTCTTTTGTTTTTTAGTTCGTTTTTACTTGCCCATACGGCTTTGCGCTGTGCTTCACTTACGTAGGGCATTATTTTCTTTTATAAGCCTTAGACATACCCCCACAAAATCTTAAAGTTGGAGCAAGTATTTGAGCCCCTTTATTTTCCGGATCTTCTGCAGCCTCTTTTATAGCAGCTTTAAAGTTTTCAGGAGCCTCTCTTTTCATTAATGGCGCTCCATAATTAAATCTATTAAATGAGCTAGCTGGGAAGCTATCTGGACTTCTATCTATATTCGGCATAGCTTAATATTTATAGTTCATTTTTTTAATAGGGGACTTCTTTTTAAGACCCAATAGTTTCGATGATTCAGTTCTGCCCTTTAGCTTATTGTAAACGCCAGGCATTACAGTTATTCCTTTTTTACCCATAATTATTTCTTTTTACGTTTTGTTTTCTTTCTTCTTATCTGTGATGTGCGTTTACCCATCCCTACACGTTTTTTTTCGGCAACAGCTTTACGTTTTTCAGAAGCCGACATTTCGCCCCACGTTTTAACTGTCTTTCCTGATATACGTTTAGATGGTCTACACTTCTTTACACCTTTGCGTTTAGCAGAACCGCAAGGATTACCTTTTTCGTCGGTCCACTTTTCTTTAAACCAGCGTTTAAGATTTGCTCCTTTTTGTGTTTTGCGTACTGCCATTTTATTTATCTTTCAAACTTTATATTAAACGCAACACTCATTCTGGTATTTTTAGTATTATTAGTAGTTACGCCATGTTTTAACCACGATGGAAATAATATTAATTGCCCCTCTTTAGGCGTTATAGTGTGTCTGCCACCCCAATTAGAGGGTGATTCAAAAAAGAAATCGCCGTCAGATCCGCTAGTTTTGTAATAGTAGCAGCCAGAAATATCGTCGGGTCCATGGTCATGAATAGCAGAATAATTATTTTTTTCAAATTTAGTTATCCACGACGCTGTAATTTTAGGATCTCCAGCAAGAGAGTACCTTATATTTTTATTTCCGAAAGGAGTTACTTTTCTATATTTTTTTATGTTATCATGAATTTCTTTAAAAAAAACATCCATGCTGCACTCGTTTATAATATTATCTGTGAATGTAACATCAGATATATAGTGAGTATCGCCCCATTCTTTTTTCATAGAAAATTGATTATCTATAATATCAATAGCATCTTCAATTTCTGTTTGAATATCAATAAAATTATTAACTATAGTGGAATATATGGGAACAGAAAATATATTTTCAATCATTTAATTTAATTTTATTTTTTGCAATTTCTATGGATTTTAATCTACCCTTTTCCCCGTAGCCTAGCTCGTTATCTTCTTCATCAATCCAAAGTATTTTTTCTGCTTGTAATTTATTATATTTAGCTACTTTTTTAATTTTTCTTTTTACTGAAAGGTATTCTTTTTCAAAAAAAATTTTAGTATTTTTTTCTGAAAAGTCCGCAACATAATTTTCTGGGCCATGACTAAAAGAAAAAACCTTAAAATTTGCTTTGCTTGAAATTTCTTTCAAACGCCCTATTTTTTGAGATAATGTCATAGCTGCGGAGGGTTGTGCGGGAAGTCTTCTGTAGAAGGCCAATCTCTCATTGCTTGCCTATAAGTTTTATACTCTTCAAGCTGGGGGTGATCTGTAGCGGAAATAACCCAATCTGTTTTTTTCAAAACATTATCCCTAGTTTCTCTGGCTTTTTCTTTTTTTCTTTTAAGAGCCTCAGCGTCATCTGTCAAATCCTGCAAATCATTTATTGTTATCACATCTCCTTTTACAGGTGTAAACCCTACGCTAGCGTCATAAGCATCTCCTATCGCAATGCCTTTTCTGTTTTCGTATATATAGATATGCTCGCTTGCTGGCTCAGGATGAGACATGCTAGCTATAATGTTATCTACTTTATTGTTTTTTATTTTTGCGTATTGCTCCATTTTTTAATAAAATAAAATTATAATTCCTGTATTTGCACTATTGCCTTGTTTACCTGTATTAGCACCATTTGCAACGCCAGAAGAAGAACCGGCTCCAAGACCATATATACCTTGGTATGCTCCGCCTCCTTGGGGAATCCACGTGTCCTCTGAAGATATGGTATTTGCCCCAAGACCTTGTATGGTGCTAATTCCATTATAGCCTCCAACAGTACATATTAAATCTACAGTGTTATTTGTTACAGTAAAATTTCCAATATTTACCCTGCCTCCATAACTAGCAGTCCCTCCAGCAACAATCATAAACTTTATAACATCACCATTGCTAAAATTAAGATCACTTGCTGATAATGTTTGTGTGGTTTTTACAATTATTCTGTTTTTATATGTAGATTCTGTAAGCAAATCGCTGCCCCAAAATATATCCATAATTTTTTTATTTTATTTTTATAAAACTAAATTTTTGCTATTAGTAAAGATAATAGTTTGCAGTACTATCTGTAGTTCTTGCATACATTCTTTTTCCAAATCCGTCATCCCAATTATTACATATTTCAGTAACAAGTCTTCCATCTCCAGTTTTGCCTTGAAATTGCATCACTGGACCAAAATCGTCAGGATCAACTTCGCCTCCAAATCTTATACTGCCGCCGTCGGTAGTCGACGTACCGGCTGTTACAGTGCTTTGAACAGTTGGTCCCCCACACTGAAAAAACCAACTAGCGCTACTGGTGTATGTAACATTAAACCTTAAAACTACCGTTGAGGAAATAGTAACAACATTAAAAGCTTGGGGTGACCCTATTTGAGTGTCGCCTTCAAAAGGAACAACATTTACTGTTATACCACCGTCTGTACTTGAGTTTAATGTGATTGATGAATTTGATATTTTTGTTGCAGTAGCCTGCGAGGTGCCAATGCCAGTTCCTCCGGATGGAGTTGTAAACTCGCTGACTGTAGGGCCCGTTGAGGTTATCCACCATTTATATCCGTCTGCATCTACTTGACCGGGTTGCGCATCAGCATCCCCTGTTATACTATCTACACTAAATGTTATTGCTGTATTAGGTGTTGCTTGTGTATGAGTTTGTGAAATTGTAAAACCCGTTGCAGCCACAGCAGTTTGTTTTCCAGTAACAAAATATATTGTGTAATCGTCCGGAGTGGAGATAGCATCATATTCCTGGTAGGTCCCTGACCATATAGCTAATTCCGAAATAGCTACAGCATCCGATTGGGCAGATAATGAGCCGCCCCCCGAACCTCCGTTTAGTAATTCTGATCCTAAATATACGTTTGCCATAATTAATCTGTTATTATATATAGTGTAGAAGTATCTTTGGAGCTTAATGCGTCATATGCGCTTTGAGTCAAAAATACTGTTTTAGTTATAGAACTGTCTACTACATCTGATGTTACCTTAGTTGCCATTTTATTATTTTTCTAATCTATTCATTCATGCACTCTTCTATTTCTTTGACTTTTAATTTTAAATAGTCAACATCATTGAAATATTTTTCTGCGTTTTTTTCTAAATATAAAATCCTTAGATTTTGTTCAGCATCCTCTGGTAATGCACCCATTTCTCCTCTAGGCCATTTTATACGAAATTCACTATTCATTTTTAGCTCAGACTCCATTCTCATCACCGAAACCTCCAATGCTTGTATTTGGGACAGAAGTGTGAAATAAACTCCAGCAATTGAAAATAAAGCCATAGCAATTCCAATCAATGTTTTTATGTCAACTTGTATGTCGCCTTTGCCGTCACCATCAATATCTATGTTTGCCATACCTTATTTTTTATATATTACGCCTTTCTGGATGCAACGCCACCTAACTGACCACTTCCAGTAGTACTTAACATCTCTCTAGATTGATCAGGTGATTTAAAACCTACGCGGTAGGCTTGATATATGTCACCCTTACCCCCCGATGCTTTGTAAGATGCATAGTCAGCTTTATCTTGTTCGCTTGGCTTGTAGTTCTGCCTAGCTACCTTGTCGCTTCTTTTAAGTGGCGACTTACCACTTTTGTAACTTGCTTTAGAAGCACCTAAGCCCTGAGGCCCTATTCCTTTTTTCATATTAACTATTTTTTCTACATTTAGCGATAGCCCCAGATGCATACGCAGAGGGGAATACCTTATACTGTCTCTTTACCTTATAATAACACTTATCCTT